CCACGCCCTCTACGCCGGATACCACCACGCTTCATGGTTTCAAGTAAAGTTACTACTATATCATTAAGTGAATCTTTCCCACCACCACTATAAGCCCGTGTAGTAGCTTCATCCGTAAATTGATCTTTAACCCGATCTATAAGCGATTCTATATATGCTTTATAGGAGGTCATCTGTGTTTCTTGTTTTAAATCATTTAAGGTTGGGAATCGTTCTCGTGCCTTAGGTAAGTATGCTCTCCATCCATAAATTGTATCCCATGGAGCATCCATTAATGGATTAAATTTAGCTACTGCTGGTCTTTTCATACGAACTGGTTTTCGTGCTTCTGCAACGCTCTCTAATGCTGCCTGTTGCTCTTCCTGGCTTTCGTATTGCTCGGCAGCAGCAGCGGATGGAACCGCATAATGAACGCCGCCTAACTGATTGGATATGAATCCAGTAGAAGGCTGAGAAGAAACTGCACGCACCGATGGTGTACGATCTGCTGTCAAATGAATGGCAGGTGTATCGCCCTGAAATGGAAGTGAACTTACAATCGGCTGATTTACAGTTGGGGCTGTATTCTTGTTACTTGATGGAACCAGTCGTTTACTTGGAACTTTATTTGGTTCAATATTGCTTGGATTTACATTAACCATAATATCATCATAAAAGTTGCGTCCTCGGCCATACATCTTATCACCCGCCGATACAAACTCATATTGTGTCATAGGGCGATAGGCCGCTGGTGCGGAACCATAGGATTGCGGACGGAGTACCTTCGGAAGATCGCTGTAGAGTTGCCCTGGAGTCGCTAAACGACGCACCGTTTGATATTGTCTTGGAGCATTACCTGGGATAAGATAAACAAAATCTCCTACATCCACTCGTTTTTTGGCACGACGCTTACGCTTCGGAGCCTTACGGCGTTTGCCACCCCGTTTATATACCTCCTCTATTTCTAACTCTTCTGAGGGATCCATTATACTACTGGAGAAGATTATTGTTTGGCCTTCCACTCAATCGGATCAAATCGGCGAAAATAGCGGATCGGCTGCGAATACATATTGATATGCAAAAATGAGTATGGTTCTGCCGTAGCGAACTCATAGAGTGCCATTAACTTGTGTTCGTCCGTTCCGATTTCCTTTACAAATGAATCCAGTTCGGCCTTGTTTTCCGTATGAAAGAAGGAGATACAATCCAAGTTGGAACGGATTAAGGTAGGCAAGTAAGTGTTCCATTTCTGCAATAAGTAGATATTCGTTAAATTCATGTGACGATTCTGCGTTGCTAACTTTGTAATAAGATTAGCCTGTTTGGATTTAATCATATGGATACAGTCATCATAGATGATACAATAGTTTGGTTTGCCCTTCTTGCCCTTCTTCTCACGCCGTTCTGTGTACGCCTCACACTTAGCAATGATATCCTCTAAGACATCATTATTGAGCGTATCGTAGTATTGATCTTCAATGTCTTCCATGAGAGGTGCCATCTTATCATCGTTAGGTGCCGTAGGACTGATAAGGAAGATTAAATCAAAATGCTTGTACCATGGCGATTCCTTCTTCATAATGAGATTGAGAAGTAGGGTCGTTTTACCACCACCTTTCCGTGCAATCAACGCATAGTTACACGGTTTCAACGGTAGCGGAGAAGATTTATCCGTACATTTTTGTTGGTCGTATGGAGCCAAGGCTCGTGTTAATTCACTGGAGTATACCTGCATCTTTATAGAGTATGCGATTAAAAACCACCACGACCCCTTACACGCTGTTGTCCCATAATCATTCCGCCCCGTTTGGCAAGTGCCTCTTCACCAATATTCGTTACATCACGGGCAATATCCGTAAGCTTTACACCCAACCATTTGCTAACATTTGGCATTTCCTCAATCAGTGTTTTCAGATCCTGTTTAATCCATGCACGGCCTTCCGCATCTAAAAAGCCACTCGCATCTGCCAGGTTCATCACAAAGGACTGGCAATTATTGTTAAGAAAATTATAACTGTAAAAATCCTTACCCATTTTGGTTCGTGCATTTTCCAGTAATTCCGCAATGGTAATATTGCCTTTCTGTGCTCCCATATCCAATGGATAAACCTCGGCTTTGCCTCCTTGGTTTAGATACGATGGTTCCTCCCGGGCTTCTAATTTTTCCAGCTTTTCTATCACATACTTATCATTCACTACAATCCCCGTATGGAACACCTCATCAAACCCCGCTTTCTTCTTTAGATCATTCCACTTACCCGCTGTAATCAACTGGACGGCAATGACACCAGGTGTAGCAACAGGTGCACGAACCATCTTCAAACTGGTGATTGGTTCACGACCATGTGCTTTGATGAACTTGCGAAAACGCTTAGGAAGGTGAGTGTCGGATGTGATGCTGCTCCACATTTCCTCAAAATATGCACTCCATGAATCATCCTCAGCCTCTTCTAATAGAGTGCCTCCTTTTTTCATAACCCGATCTCGTATCATTCCACCGCCCTTCTTTGCCAATCCTTGTGGCATATACTCGTTTTTCCAATCAATATATCTCATGGGAATAAATCCAGGAACATTTGCATACTCGGCGGGGATCATTATAATATGTGCTTAGATAAAAGAAAAAGATAGACCGTAGTAGATAGAATGTCAATTAATGGCTCTTCCAGTACCTTCTTACCCTTTACCATTTCCGGCCTCACCGATGCCACCTTCAGTAATAGCAATATCGGCAACGGCATTGCCACCACGCTACAAGTTACGACTGCTACACCATCTAAAATTGCTCGGTTTGACGCAAACCAATATCTTGTAAGTGCATCGGTAGATGTTACTGACCTTGTACCTTATAGCGGAGCCACAGCCACCGTTAATCTTAATAGTCAGAATATTACAACTACTCGTGTTCCAGTTGGCGTTTCTGATCTCACAAACAAAACCTATGTAGATAGTGCGATTTCAGCATCCAATCTTTTACCCCTCAATAACACTTGGACGGGTACGAATACTTTTAATAATACACTTACAGTATCCAATACTTCCAATGCCAGTCTTTCTAACCTGGTACGAACGGAACTGAATAATGTATTGACTGCATATACACCTGCATCCATTACCGTTGGCAATGACTTTGGAGCGATCACGAATGCGGGTGGTGTATATCAAGCTACCAGTACAAATGTATATGCCTCTCTCGTTCTTGGAACACTAACAGCTGGTGAAAAATATAGCGTATCTCTTTCTCTCAAATCAGTAGATGTTAATAATAATACGAATCTTTCTCTATATGGTTCCACTACCCCTAATATAACAGGGAGCACCGGTCAAATCGTTGGATTCTCTATTCCACCCAATACCACTGGATTTACTGTCTTTACCAATACAATTACCTTTCCTGTTGGTTCTACCTATTTACTTCTTGTGTATTACAGTCAAAAACCAGGAGGAATTGATACGCTCTATTGGAATGCGTTTTCTATGACGGGCATGGGATCAGTTGTGAAGAATCTCATTACTCCTACCACGGATCTTGATGGGGCAAACAAGATCTATGTAGATACTGCTGATGCTCTGCGGATTCCTTATAGTGGTGCAACAACCACTGTTAACCTTAACAGTCAGAATATTACAACTACTCGTGTTCCAGTTGGCGTTTCTGATCTCACGAACAAAACCTATGTAGATACTGCGATTTCAACGGCTAATCTTTTACCACTTAACAATACATGGACGGGAACCAATGCCTTTAACAATACACTAAGTGCATTCAATAATCAATTCTCAGTCGTATCAACTGATGTAGGATACACAGGAGCTTCTTTTACAGCCAGTACTGGTATTGCGTCTATTACTTATTCTGCTCCTACTTACACGGCGAACTCCTCTGCTTCCGTTCAGGGTATTCTCAATCTTCCCGCATTATCCTCTGTGTATGTTAATAATCCGTGTGTTGCTGCATTTACCAATCTTTCTTTTCCACTTTTTGCAGTAGCACCCTATCCTTACTTTACCCTCACATCAGGATCAACGGTTGTCTATACCAGTGCAGTGAATCCATCAGGAACGATTACCATTCCCTTTACGCCAATCTCTACTACTTTATTCATTACGATCTACTTTAAAGCACCCCCTACTGGTGTATCCGCTCCTGTATTCTCATGGAACACTTTTACAATGAGTTCTTATACAGTAACGGTTCCAAAGCTGGTGGCAAATGGTAAAGTTGGCATTGGTATAACAAATCCAGTAGCAAACTTTCAAGTCCAAGGAGGAACAGCCAGTATATGTGGTGGTACGAACTTTGCGAATGCGAATAACTATATGGCTCCTGGATCATTAACCATTGGCGACTGTGCTCGTAATTATGGTGGTGGTACTTCATTTTGGAATAGCAACACCGCAGGACTATTATTGGAATGTCAAGATAATACAGAAATTGCCGTTCATGACGCTGGAACAAGAGTAGCCTCTTTTATGTATTATACAAACGCATCTAATACCTTTACGATGGGTCGTGATATGGGCTGGGGTGTCGCTAATACTGCTATAGCTGGAACTCTTGATACGGCTGGTAATATTACTATGGCAAGTGGAACATTTCGTAAAAACTCATCAGCAAATGCAAACAA